CCTTCCAGGTCGTACATCTCTGTCAGTGTGTGGACGGCACGCCCGCCCACGAACCACCAGGAAGGAATCTCGGGAACGTGGGCTACCTTCTCCAGGTAGTACCGGTGGCCACACTGCGTGTAGCTGGACAAAGCGGAGTAGGAGAAGTGGGGTGGTACATGATCCTTAGTCATTGGTCCCCTTGGGGTTGAGGATCTTCTTGAGAGCCTTCGTACCCTCCACGCGGTAGTACGAAACCAACCCCTGGGAGACTCCCATCAGGGATGCGCTCTGCGCCTGCGTAAGCTCCTCGTAGACCTGATGGGTCATCGCAGTACGCTGGGGCTCTGGCAGGCTCTCTATGGCCTTCCTCAGAGCCTCCTGGCGCTTGCTGGGAAGTGAGGAGAAGTACACATCTTCGGCAGACGCCATGGAAGGCAAGATCCTCTCGTCCATGTAGTTGGTGTCTCCATCCTGAGCGGGGCGGTAGAGACCTACCGCGTAGGTAGCCTGTAGGCCGCTGGCCTTGGCTGACTTGGTGCCGTTGTGGTACCCTGCACGGTCGCGGAGGACCGTGCGGACGTTCATCCCCACGAAGGTGGGGAAGAACTTGCTCCCATCCCTTGCGTTGGCCAGGGCCTTCGGGTATCGTACCATCCGAAGCAAGGTGTCCTGGAGGACTTCCTCCAGCTCACTGGGAGGAACCGAGTACCGGCGGGCCTCTGCCCGCACGATCCGCGCTGCGGACCCCCAATGTTTCTCGATCAGTTGATCCATGTCACTACCATACACCAGCCGGGGGCTGGTGTCAAGTCAAGACAGGTAAAGAAGTCTTTACCTTCTCTTTGCCTGTAGGGCTTGACAAACCACCCCTCCATGGTGTACAATCAAAGTGTCGGCCGGTCCGCTACATCTATTTACTCTACTAGTAGTTACTAGTGTGCCGACCTGTAGAAGGCACACCACTGGGTGGCTGCCCCCCGAGGCAGCCTAGAAGAATCTTGCTCAGGGGGCTTGACAGATCGCCCCCGAGGTTGTATGTTGGAGACATGGCAACGACAATCTTCGCCTCCACCTCCATGGCTGAGGTGGACAGGCTGGCTGCTGAAGCGGGAGCCCCCTACGTGGGGGCGACCTCCATGAACGGGATCTTCCAGATCAAGGAAGATCACACGGGCACTGCTGCTACCTGGCACTCGTTTGAGAACAACGGCTGGAAGTATGAGCCGAGTACCATTGACTACGACGTGGCCAGGCACTGGCCCCATCCGTGAGAGGAAAAATCTTGCAGACGATGTTTATCCGCCTGAGCAGGCGGGGTAGTAAGGTTCACGAGGTCGCCGCTCCGGTGGCAAGGATCATAGAGATCGTGGAAGAGTACCGACTCCTTGGATGGGATGTGTCCTGGTGAAGAAGTGGCATGTTGAGTTTGATTATGAGGGTCATGATGGGCTCGACGGTTGGACGAGCCCCTCGACTACGGATAACCTCGTGATTACTGAGATCACTCCGAAGATCCCGGCGGGTTGGTATGTGCGGACTGATCTCCCCGTCGTGCAGTGGGTGTACCACTTCAACGAAGATGAGTTGGAGGATGTTGTCTCTGACTGGCTGGACAAGCACATGCGAGTGAATCCTCCCACTCCGTATGTGGAGGAGAAGTACACGGACGGGTACTACCTTACCGATGAAGGTGTCCGGTACCGCCGTATTGATGGCGTGTGGGAGTTTATGCTCTCGGAGGAGAACTGGTTGGAGTCGTCCTTTACGGACGACAACATCGAGGCCGAAGGCCATGTAACGTTTGTTCCGGAGGACTGATGACTGAGGGAGAGCAGGAGCTTCGAGAGAAGCTTGGCAAGCATCGAACGAAGGCGGATGTCAATGACATTATCGCTGCGATTCGGACGGCACATGTGTACATACACCTTGGCGAGATCAGCAAGGTGTCTTGGGATAACCCAGTCGATTGGCAGGATGACGGAATCATCTACTCCGTCAAGGTCGAGGACTTTGCAGAGGATGAAGACGAATGAACTACCATCCGTCACACTTCGCCACGGTCTACTGGTCGTCTTTGCTGGCCATATTCTTCACCGGCTTCTTCGCCTATGAGATTACCTCCCTGGCCACTGGACACCCGGAGAACACCCTCTCTGCTTACATTTGGCACTGGCTGGGTGTGTACAAGGGACAGCCGATTACGCAGTGGTCGTTCGCTCACTTCGCCTTCATCGGGGTCTTCACCCTGACAGCTATCTGGCTTGTCGGACACTTCGGATGGATGGACTGGGCATGAGCATTGTTGTGCAGGTTCGGTTCTTTGTTAACGGTCCGGGCGATGGCGAGTGGCTTCCGTGGGAAGACTACGAATTGGATGAGCCTTACGGCCTCAACGGGGATGATGTCCCTGGTTATGGACTGGCCGTGATGTATGAAGTGCGTATCAAGCCCGCCTTCGAGCCTGGGCACTTTGTAGAACTCAACAACGGTATGGTACTGAAGGACGCTCGTGTTGAGTACTTTCTCAAGGAGCCTGATCCGAACATGTGGAAGCGGGTGCGCCTTGTTTACTAAGACGAGTGAGCAGCCACCGTACCGGATTCGCAAGCACAACGAGGGTTGGTGTCTCAGCAAGTGGGTAGACTTCGATGGGATAGTCGTTGAGGCCTTCCTCGGATCGTGGCCTGCACATGCCATCGCCATCGCGGCGATGGATGTTCACTTGAGTGGTGTCCCTATGTACCCAAACGAGAGGTTCTGATGACCAAGCTTCTTGAGGCACGTGACATTCTTTCTCAGCGGGGGTTGACCAAGGACGGTACCCTTGAGAACTCTTCCACGGGTTGCCTCTGCGCCCTTGGCGCCCTGAACATGGCGTACTGGGGATGTTCCGGGGAGGGCGAGGATAGCCTCGATGCTTATTGGCCCTCCGACCCGGATCAGGTCGCGGATCTCCGAGCCTTGGCGAAGGAGGTTGTCCGCCGCAAGTCATGGTCGAACGAGCTGGAGGACTGCAAGCCCATCTACCGGTACAACGACGACCCGAGTACTACCCTTGAGGACATGCTCAGCCTCTTCACTGAGGCTGCTGCTAATCTCGACTGATTGACCTGAGGTACCCGGCGCTGGTTACGCAACCGGGCGAAGGAACCGCCATAAAAAAGAGCGGTCGCCTCACAACGCGGAGTAGGGGAGTTCGGTCGTCCCCGCTGGGCTCATAATCCAGAGATCGCAGGTTCAAATCCTGCCTCCGCTACGGAAAGGAGGATCTATGCACATCGTAGGGCCAGAGTTCCCATTCCCCCTGGAGGGGGTAGCTGAACGGATCGTTGACGAGGGCGACCTCCTCGGTCTCGACACTGAGTTCACCAGTCTGAACTACTGGGATCCAGATTGGAGACTTCGTACTGTACAGATCGACAACGGAGTGGCCACCTACGTCTTCGACGTAGCGGTCCCTGAACAGAACAAGGTAGCCAGGCTCATCCTGGAACAGGCTAACCAGTTCACCAGCCACAATGATGCCGACTGCATCGCCATTAAGCGGCACTTCGGCATCGACATCACAGACCGGAACTTCGACACGCTCACAGCGTCTCGTCTCGTGTGGCCCGGAGAGACCGTCTCGCACGGTCTGAAGGACCTCTGCACCCAACTACTAGGACCGGAGCTGCAAGCGGCTGAGAAGGCCCTCCACGCCCGTTTCCGGGAGCTCCTGGACAAGCCAGTACGGCTGAACGCCAAGGGGCAGGAGATCAAGCTTACCCAGAAGCAGATCGGTGAGGGCTTCCGCCTGATCGATGTGTACGACCCGGCGTTCGTGAAGTACGCTGCTGCTGACGCCCACTACGGGCGGAAGCTGCTGTTCAAACTGGAAGCCTTGATGTATGAGAAGGGAGTACACAAGGCATGGCCGGACGAGTGCAAGACGACAGCGATAGCCACTCGCATGAGAATCCGAGGGATGAAGTGCGAGCGCTCTACGCTCGACTCACTGCTAGACGAATGGGGTGGACGGCTCTCGTCTGCACGTGCCCAGTGGGAGGAGACCTACGAATGTGTAGCGGGTTCTCCGAAGCGAGCCGACGTGCTCATTTCATCGGGTGTCAAGCTGACCAAGAGGACAGCTCCGTCGGAGAAGTTCCCGGAGGGACAGTGGCAGCTGACAGCGAAGGTGATCGAGGAGCTGACGGAGGAGTATCCGGACAACGAGCCGCTGAAGTTGCTGACGACAGTGGCGGAGAACTACAACGTAGCTACCTTTCTGACCACTTTAGAGGGATTTGTAGACTCTGCGGGGGTAGTGCATCCCAGTGTCTCCACCCTTGGGACGGTTACAGGTCGGTGGAGCGTGACTCAGCCAGCGGTGCAGACGGTAGCTAGCGGCAACCCTTGCCGCTCCGTGTTCGTCAGCCGGTACGAGGACGGCGTGCTCATCTCTGCCGACCTCGGGCAGATTGAGCCGAGGGTGGCTGTGGGTCTGGCAATCGAGGAGAATCTGATCCCAGATCTGTACTACGGGATCGACGTGTACTCTGCTGCTGCCAACGCAGTCTTCGGTCCTAACTTCACACCTGCTCAGCGTAAGAAGATCAAGCGTGTGATCCTGGGCACACTGTACGGAGCAGGTGCTCCGACTCTTGTCCGTCAGGCTAAGTACCTGGACGGTTGGACGGATGTTACACTCAGAGACATTACAGAGGTGAGAGGTCAGTGGAAGAAGGCAGCCCCGGCGATCGAAGCCTACAGCAAGTACTTGCAGACTTTGCCGACTGTGAGGCTGGAGTCTGGAAGGTACGTCCCTCAGGACCCGGACCGGTTGTACAAGGCCATCAACAGTGCCTGTCAAGGGACGGCTCGGGACGAGCTGATGAAGCGGCTGATCGCCATCAGCGAGAGGTACGACGAGTACCTGGTGATGACGTTCCACGACGAGATCCTTATGGATGTCCCCTCTGCGAAAGTCGAAGAAGTCATTTCTTTTGTAAGGTCAGTGATGGAGGCTGGGTACGCTGGGATTCCTACCCCTACCGATATTGAGATCTTCCCCCACGGATGGGGCGGTGCAGGAATCAGCCTGGAAGAGTACTTGACAGGAGTCTGAACGTGTGGTATGATGTATTTGGAACACAGATACAGGAGTTTGACTACATCCTGTCTTCTGCCTCGTCCACAGGAATTGTCAAGGTGGGGTACGCATACTACTCACCTCGTGGTTCTCTTATGCTGAAGGTGTCTAAGCAGTTCTGCCAAGGCAGAGAGGATAAGGACTTCAGTCTGCTCAGCGCGGCGGGCACCACCACAGTGGTGCTCAAAACCCGAGAGGGTGTTATCCCCGGTCCGGTTCAGAATCTCTGGTGAGGAGTATCATGGGTAAGCACGGCAACGAGGACAACCAGAAGGTTGGCGGAGGGCGTGATTACGAGCCCAAGCACGACGGTGGTCGTGACGCCTACGAGTGGGCGCAGTCCACTCAGCCCAAGCAGGACAAGCCGAAGGGTAAGTGACGATGGGTAAGAAGGACGAGAAGGCCGTGGAGTACGAGTACAAGACCCCCAATGGTAACGTCTACCAAGACACCGTGTATGGCGATAAGGACTCCGTGACCAAGCAGCTGGACAACATCTCTCGCGGTGGAGATATCGAGATTCTTCCTCCGAAGAAGAAGTAATGAAAATAGCCCCGCCTCCTAATGGAGGCGGGGCTTCTTCATGTGTTCTTACAGGAGACCAGCGGTGGAGTTGCCACCCCACCAGTTGGTGCCATCACAGAACACGTCGAACTGACCGATCTTAGAGGCGGTAATGGCGATGCCAGTACCACCGGCGGTGCCGTTGATGGTGCCACCAGCAGTCTTCAGCGTCATCTGGCCAGCGTTACTGACCACCTGAACGAACGTGTAGTTACGGCCCTTCAGAGCCGCAGAGGCGGCCGGGAGGGTGATGACATAGGCGTTGGTCGGGTCGTAGAAGATAACGAAGTCGTTGGCGGTAACCGTGTAGGCGGCTGTGAGAGTCGCCGTGGTCGTGTAATTGATGTCGTCCTGTCCGGACATTAGTTCTCCTTCGAAGGGTGTGAAAGACTCTCGACATCATCTAGAATTTCCTCAAGAGTCTCCTCACTGCGTGAGGTGTCCTGCCGATTTACATACGCCAGGACCGGCTGTGTCACAGCCGAGTACGCAGTAAGCCAATAGAGCAGCCAGAACCCATGCGGGTCCAGGGAGTGCCAGATATTCTCCGCCACAATGACAAGGGCGGTGAGAATAGTCGTTTGCCACACGCCAGCAGGTGAAGCGAACCACTTGGCAAATCGTTCCAGAAGCTTGACGTGCATGGCCCTCCTATCAGGTAGCGTTCGGAGTGGAGGACGCGGCCACCAGAAGGGCGTGCTCCGCAGCGTCCACATGGACGGTCTGCACACCAGCGTCAGTGAAGCTGTTCACAGCGGAGGTGTTGTCGATGTGCACGTACAGGTTGCCGGAGAGCAGCCAGATACCGGCGGGGGACTGGATAAGACGCATGTCATCCTCTTCGGGAGTAGTGACGGGGGTCGGGGTAGGAACCGGGTCCACGCCCGGCCAGTAGTCAGCGACACTGGAGGTGTCGTACAGGTTGTTGCTGGCGTACTGCTTGGCCACGGCGCCAGCCGGGATAGTCGGATCGTTGTCGTAGTGCGCGATCCACCAGTGAGGCTCCGCCACCTTGGCGAAGGCGTAGGCGGCCTTGCCAGCGTCCCAGTTGGACACGTTGGTGTTGATGGTAGGGTCAACCCCTGCGGCCCGCCTGCGGACCGTCCAGGCGACCCACTCAGGCCACGTGCCGTTGTCCGGCGGTCCATCACCGATGGTCCCGTTGTCGTCATTCGGGTTGGTAGCGATCCCCACCGTGTTGTCCTTGCCAAACTTGCTGGCAATGGCTGAGTAGTCCGGCCAGTGGCCATCCACATATCCCGCATACAGATCACCCCCCGCGGGGAGACTGTTTACGTTGATGGCGTCGTACATGGTACGAGTCATTAACCGTTCACATTCTTTCCTTCGCCGATTTCCGGCCCGCTGCGTCGGAAGCCACGGCGGTAAGCTCCGACACGGGATTGGATGGGGTGGCCCTGCACAGCGTCGTCACGATCCAAAGTGAAGTCGAAGCCCTCGTTGTGTGCCTCGTTGTACACATCTTCGATGTTGGTGTTCGTCACGAAGAAGGCAGTGATGCGCCGTGCTTGGCCCGTGGCGGGCCTGTGAGGGTCCATGAAGCGACTTTCAGAGCGGAACCTACTCACTCTTACCACCCGCTGCTGGGAGGGTCACAGCGGGGCTCACAAGCAGGAGCTTCTGAAGGGCTTCGTTGTGCTTCAAGGTCTCGTCCAACTTCGCGGTCAGAGAAGAGACCTCCTTCTCCAGAGAACCCACCTTAAGTTCTAAGGCGCCCACGTGGCTCTCATACATTTGGATGACAGCGTTGGCACTGTCTATGATATCCTTTATGCCCTTGCCATTGAACAACTTACCGGCGTTCTTACTGGCCACTGCCGCAATCACACCTGCGAAGAAGGTGAATACGAACAGCCCCCATGTAGGCACAGAGTCCATGTTGATCCTATACGATAGTCAAGAGGGAAACGGTAAGGAACCCACCAATACCTTCCTCTTGTGGCTGAGGTGGAGCCAGCATTTCGAACTCATAGTCATTGATGATGACTAGTAGATTCTCTCCTGTGCTCAGGTCTTGGAACAGGACCACATCACCTGTTGTGGCTAGTTGTTCAAACTGCTGGAGGATGTTCCATGCCTTGCTGTTCTGGCCAACACGGATACCAAACTTGTCCTTCTCGTGATCGAACATCAAGAGAGGTACGGTGATCAACCGCTGTCTGGTTGTACCGGGGTAGCCCTTCACCTGCCAGGTGTTCAACGTGGGTCCAGTTGTGGTGGACCCTCGTTGCAGGGTGAAGGTTAAAGATATCCATTCCTGCGCGGTCAGCGGATACCTCAACCCGATATTACTCAAGGTGAAGGTATTCTGATCCACAGTGGTGATAGTATTGGTCGCCCCTGTCGGGTCGGTTACCGCGATAGCGATAGACCCTGCGAATGCGTTGGGGCACCTCAGAGACAGGTACTTGAACAGCTTCGGTTCCGTAGTGTTGTACCGGATGCGTGAAGTGATGAACGCACCTGATGCTTCCAGGTTGCTCGGGTCCTGCACGAACACACCTACGCTGGCGATAGCCACGGCGGCTAACTGAGAGTTGCCCAGTGTGGCCGCAGAAGTCACCGTGCCGGTGAAGTGCGAAGAGATGTCCTTCGCGTAGGCGAAGCTGGAGTTCGGAGCTGAACCAGTGGTGGTGGTACCTAGGTCTACCCGGACAAGTCCGGACTGGCCATTGATGTTGTTGTTCGTACCCACCAGCATGAACCGGTCGAAGGCTGCAATGGCCCCTGAAGGGCCAGGCAGGTTCGGGTCTGTGCTCCACAGGAGCTGACCATAGGTCAGCCCATTGGTGGTGAACGTCCCCACTCGGAAGCCCTTGTTCGTGGCAATGCCGACGAACGTCTCCAGGTATCCATAGATCTGGTTGATGATCTCACCACGCGGCATCTCTGCCGCGATGACACCAGCCGAAATGGTATTCGGCACTGCCCCGGAATTGTCTACCGCAGCATACCAGATCTGGCTCAGCGCACCTGCCGAACCAGCGAAGTATATCGCGGTCGGCCCGTCATCAATGGAGTTCCAAACCCAATGTGTGTTGGTGTGACTGAAGTTGGCGGCGGGCAAAGCACCGCCACCTCCGGGAACTCCAATGTACACACTGTTGTCCTGGGCGACAACGAGACGGCCCTTTACATACGCCAAGGTCACGTGGCTCGAACCATTGGTGGAGGCGTACAGAGTGCCTGCCACAGAGTTGTCGAGAGGACCAGAGTAGATTCCACTCGTGGAAGCCACGAAGTAGTTGGACCCGTCATCTGCGATAGAGGAGATGGACCCAGACAAACCAGTGACAGTGTAGGTGAGGTCGATACCTGTTCCTGTCAGGCGCAGCAAACTGGACCCAGAACAGTGGAGCAGGTAGTCGGTAGTACCTACCCGGATACCTCGAATTTGAAGGTTGGCGTTAGTCGTGGTCGTCACCCTGTTCGTCGTGTTCAACAGGGTGAGCTGGTTCACCGTCCACGGATTCACGCCATAGCTGTCCTGGAATCGGATACCGAGAGAGGTGTCGATCCCGGTGTCGCTGTACAGAATACCAGCGCCACCGTGGAAGGACAGCCCACTTCGAAGCCACCATCCGTTGAAAGACTGCTCACCCACAGCCTGCCCATTGTCGAACTGAGCCTTGGTGATCTGCTGCAAGTCTCGGGTGTACCTACGGCGGAAGTAACTGTTCCGGTTTGACACGCCAGACAGGAATGGAATTCCTGCGATGGCGTAATCGTAGTTGATGTCCGACCGGGTGAACATGGAAGTGGCGGAACTGGTCTCTCCCCCCAATCGGGGAGGGCCGTTGAAGGCCCCACCCGACAGAGGGTTTACGATAAGAGGGCCAGGAATGTTTACCATGACTCCTCCTTAGACATTACCTATGTCTTCAACATACATGCTTCGGGCACCGACAGGGGTGAACGAACCGGTGCCACTCAGTCGAGTGGCTGACATCTCGATGGTGTTAACAGACGTGCTACCCGCCAAGAAATTACCCTCTACCGGAATGCTTGCCTGGCCGGTACCACCAGTAGACGTACACACCCACTGGGATGTGGCATTGACCGTAGATCCCGTGGTCGGCGATGAGGCCGACCCGGAGTTGCGGATTAGAATCTTGTACACGTCACCTGCCGTGGCGCTGCCTTGCAGACCTTCCAGCACCACCTTGTAGCGCCGTCCGGTGACGGCGTTGAACTGGTAGGTGCCAAGCACCGCGTCAAACGTCTCCGTGGTGGTGCTGGTGGCGGTCCCTGCGGAGCTGGTAGTGACCGGTGCAGCCATTATCCCTCGGGCGCCACCGACAGGCTGCCAGGTGCCCGGAGAGCCGCCCGTGGTGCACACCCAGACGTTGCCCGTCTGGTCGATAACGAAGTCTCCCACCACGAAGGTACCAGAGGCAGGTGCACCGCTTGCGGTGGCACCGACCCATCGTGAAGCAGCGGTAGCCCCAGTAAGACCTGCACTCGCAGGAGCGGAGAGTGACTTGTTGGAGAGCGTCTGAGTTCCACTGACGTTGACGAGAGAAATCCACGTACCGGGAGTTCCAGTCACCGTACAAACCCAGATCAAGCCTGTCTGGTCTACGATGAAGTCGCCTACACTATGAGCTCCTGTGCTAGGCGCACCGCTGGCAGTTCCACCTGCGTAGGTAGACGCAGCGGTAGCGCCGGTTACTCCATTGGCGATGAACTCATTGGCGACTATAAAGTTTGACAGCGTGACGCTGCCAGTTCCTGTGGCGGAACCACTTATCACAGGAGAGGTGAGGGTCTTGTTGGTCAGCGTTTGCGCTGCGCTGGTGTTGGCCAAAGAGATCCAGGTACCAGGAGACCCTGCGGCGGTACAAATCCAGAGGAGTCCGGTTCGGTCAATTACATAGTTACCGACAATGAAAGACCCAGTGACAGGTGCACCACTTACCGTGGCGCCCACATACGCAGAAGCATTCTGCGCACCAGTCAGTCCGACAGGGATGAACTCCGAGCCGGAGACGGTACCTGAGGCAGCAACAGACCCCATTGTGGCGGTACCGGTAATGGTAGGAGTACTGATCGTGGGGTTGTTGATGATCGGGGTAGCTAGGGTCTTGTTGGTGAGAGTCTGGGTGTCGGTGGTACCGACGACCAGAGAGTTCACGGCGAGACCGTGTACATTGTCAAACGCCCCAATGTGGGCCGAGGCATCCGTGAGATCCTGAGCGTACATGACGTGTACAACAGGGGCGCCGTTGCTGTGGCTCTGCGCGGCGGTACCTCCCACGCCTCGGGTCACTGTGTAGGTGAGACCTGAGACATTGGTGACGAGCATGAGCTCTTCTGTTGCCGTATTCTGGTCCACGGAAACCACGAACGGAGTGCCTGGGGCACCAGTCGTGGTGCCCACATTGAAGGTCAGTGCACCGGCAGAGATACCGGAGGCGAGAGAGGTCTGTACGAATGTGCTACTGTAAAACCTGGCCTGTCCAGGACCAGCCATGTCAGCCTCCTAGCTGATCTGAGTACCGTAGGTCGGGTAGCGGTCACGAAGCTTCTTGCCTTCGAGGTCCAGCCGTTCCTGGTAAATGGCCATGAAGTACTTACTAGTGTTCGCTGCTGAGGTGGGCTGCGTCAACGCAGCACGCTCGGTAGACTCCACGCTGTCCATCTGGAGACGAGCGGCATCGTAAGCCACCATGAGCTTAGCTGCTGCGCCGTACACAATGGCGTCCTTGGCAGTCTCCGGAAGACCGGACACGGCGGCGAAACCGTCCGTGTCATTCACCAGGTTGGAGGGTTGGGACACATAGGTCACCCTCATGATACGACCGGGGGTGACCTCTTCCAGCAACTGGATGGCTTTCCCCGTAGGAAAGTTGGAAGCATCTGCGTTCGGTTCGAAGCGCCAACGGCGCATACTCGGCCAGATCTGGGACGGACCGATGACTGCGTAGTTCACATTCAGCACATCATCCGCGTCAGCGGGCAGACCGTAACCGTATTGCACAGCAATCTTGTTCAAGTCTGCGCTTTTCACAACGAACAGAGTCGGATAGACTTCATTGATGATATCGTTGATGGCTTCTTGCACCCGAATCTTCGGGAACTTGGAGTTGTTGATTACCGATGCGTTTGCTGAATGGGTGGAAGCCGTGGACCCGTAGAACCCTCGACCGAAAGGGAAGATGGTGATCTGGTTGGTCGTCGGGTTAAACGTCTGCACGTTCATCAGCTCAGTGTCGATTTCGATCAGGCCACGACTCACCTGGGTGGCGTCGTTGACCGTGAACGTGAGATCTCCCGCACCGATACTGTTGGTCAGGTAGGTGTACTGTTCCTGGTCCCAGGTGATACCGTACAGCAGCTGCTTGACCCTATTCTGAAGGTCAAGGAATGTCGATGCGATGAGTGTCATTACAGTAGAATCCCCCACGCAGTGACAGATCCCGTACCTGTGATAGTTCCAGACACCGTGGCACTGGAAGTGCCAGCGGAGATGTACACGTTAGAGATCTGGTTGTTGTTGGCGTTTCCCGTACCAGCAGCCGCACTATTGGCGTCTGCCTGCAAGATGTTACCCGCTGCGGGGGTCACGGTAGAGCCGGTAAGCAGGATAACTGCCTGAGCATTGGCGGTAGTCCCCGAGCATTCAACAGCCATGGAGCCGAACCACGTACGACCAGCAGGGATGGTGAACAGGGGGGCTGCAGTACCCGAGGTGATCATATCCCCAAGAATACTGGTCGGCGCAGGAACCACCGGCATCGTTTCGATTCGTGCTGAGCCGGGCATTAGATTTCTCCCATCGGAGTGGCAACGTTGAAGTCGCGGCCATACGCCGCACCTCGCTCGTTGGAAAGAATCACGGCATCCTGGACCTTCTGCATAGTCGTGCCATCAGGTTCGATGCCCTGGTTGACAGCATCGCGAAAGGCACTCAGTTCACGATCGGTACGATGCGTGTCCTTGTGCTCCATTCGCTTGCTGATCTGGTACCCGACCGCACCCACACCCTTGTCACGGAGACACTCACCGAAGGTGTAGTGACTCTTGGTGGGGCAGCCGACAGAGCAGTTGACTCCCTTGCGTCGTCTCGGCATTATTCTCCCGCCACCCCTCGAACAGTAATCGAGGGAGCGACACCCCCGGTAAGGGAGGTCAAGACCAACTGCCATTCCGTGATGGGAGAGTTTGCCAGAACGGTAACAGGTCCGACCACGGTAATCGGAGTACCAATCGGGTTGTTGGCGTTGCCAATACCGCCATTCACCTGAACGGAGAACGTGGCAGGGTCACCAGTATTTGTCGGGTCGCTCAGCTCAACATCAAGGTACAAGGTGGAGGTAGCCTGAAGAACGGCCTGTCCACCGAAAGAGATGGATACCGTCTGAAGAACTCCAGTTGTCGGAGCAGTGGTCGCGTTGCTAAGGGCGGTGAAAACAGTACTTCCCGTCGCCATTAAATTCTCTCCTTGCCGTTCTGTCCGTTGATGGTCTGGAAGTCTTCGGCGTACACAACAGGTACGGCGAGAACAGAACTTTCAGCAATCTTATACTCGTCCCAGTTGACGAGCGTCTTATTGCCGCCTTCGTACCCATCATAGTTGCAGTACGGGTCATACTGATTCTGCTCGGGGACGTATCCCTTGGGGATACGCCGGTTCGGGTTGGACGCGTCAGAGTCAGACTTCCACGTGTCCGGGTGGGTCTTGTCCACGTAGTAGTTGTCCAGCACCTGACGAAGCTTAGCACTGCCCTCGTCAGGGTTACCCCATTCCGGCTCCATGGGCACGAGGGGAGAACCCTTGGCCTCATAGGCGCCGTAGTTGTCTCGTGCCATGGTGGCTATCCGTTTCCTCTTGCAGGGTAGGTGATCATGTGTGAGCCAGTGCTCGGGTCCTGGTAGTTGTCGCCCTCTACTGAAGTATACTTCGTTCCGGAACCTTCAACACGAGGGATACTCTCCGAGTGCCGAATGGCACCGGGATCGAAGTTGTCTCCGACCAGATCAGGCGCAGCGCGCTTAGTCGAACTTCTGGTGGTGGCCACTGGCATCACCCGTCGGCTTCGCGTGGGACATCAGTCGGTGGGAACCCTGCTCGAAGCCCTCTTCCGAACGAGCGCCATCCTTCGGCGGCGCATCCGGGAGAACATGCTTGGAGCCGGAACCACCTCGGTCACCGTCAACTCCATGTGCGGTCTGGACGGTTCCCTGGAACTGCCCGTGGTCAACCTTGGCCTCTCCAGCCATGTCACTTACCCTTCTTGGCGTCGTTCTTGCCCTTCTTGGACAAGGCAGTCATCTTCTTCTGGCCGTACTTCGCACGACCCGCGGCAGCCGCGATAGCGGCTCCCTTCTTACCACCACCAGCAGCCTTAGCCACAGCGGCGAAGCGTCCACCCTCTCCGAGCGGAGCCTTAGAGTTCGGCTTAGCCATTACACTCCTTAGAAAAAGTTGCCAATTTCCTGGTTGTTGCCACCTACTGGCAAGAATGCCATAACTGGCAACTTTAGATCGGCACATACTTCCAGGGATTTACGTAGGGACCTGGCACCTGAATGGAAGGGCGGAAGTCTCCGCCCACACCAGCGGCCAGGATAGCATCCCTGTCCGCTTCTGGGATAAGCTGATTCTGGTAATACACCACATCGGCTGCATTGAGCTGATCCTGTGAGAAGAACTGTCCGATGGTGATGATACCGGAGGTCTTCAATACTGTGAACGCCCAGTGGTAAGGATACCGGAGGATGAGCATCTGGTCCGGACCTTCATACGGATAACCTTCCCGCACGAACGGGCCGTTGTAGTACCAATTGGAGGCGTCCTGTAGACCGGTGATGCCGGTCTGTATGGACGCTGGAGATTTGGTAGTCTTCACCTGGAAAGGATATTCCATACCACTAAAGGTGCTACCGAAGAGGTACAACGCCAGCGGCGTTGACTCATAGACCGGACTGGCTACCGTAGCCGAAGCGACCACGGTAGCAGCCGGATCAGTCAGCGAAGGAACTCCCATATTCAGCCCTGCAACAGCGGTCCAGAACACGTCATTGCCCCCGTTGGTGTCCACCGAGGGAAGTGAGAACGTAGTTCCCAAGGAACCAGACCTGTGAGCCTGGGGGGACGCAGTGTCCAACCCGGCGAAACCCGTAGTACTGGTACCGTAAGTTACAAGGATTCCCGCGAAGTCTGACGTGGGATACTGGGGAACTCCTGCCTGCCCTGAGTTATCCGTGTAGGGCAGGAACGTGAAGGTGAAAGTGTTCGTGGTAGCATCGGTGACATTGGCTGTCTTGTAGAAGCAATACAGGCGCAGAGCGCCTTCACCGAACTGGTTCTGCTGTTGACCGTCAGAGGTGCCGAACAACGGCACCCACTGGTCTTGTACGTTCGTGGTACTGATCAGCGGCTGGTGGATACTCAGAGGAGTATCCAAGGCCAGCCACGCCACCATCAAGTCCCCCACTGCCGGAGGGCTACCAAGCGTAAAGGTCGCATTGGTGTCAGTTCCACTATCGGTGGTGAAGGACTTGACGACGGGCATTTTACTCCGATCAGGTGGTCTGCCGCAGAGTAGCGGCGGTCTGGATCATCTGGCTGGCAGCAGTACGGTAGATGGACCAACCGGCCACACCGTACCAACCCACCGGACGGAACCGCATGAGCTTGTCCACGACCGGACCGAAGACCACGTGGAACTCCTCAGAGAGGGCTTCCGCAAGGGCCTGCTGGCCGAGCACGTAGGTGTTGAAGACACGAATCTGAGAGGCACCCGCACCGTTACCGGCCTGAGCCGAGAAGGCACGCGGGGTCTCAACGAAGAACGCACCTTCGTACTCGCCGATTTCGCCAGCCCAGATGGAACCGGGAGCCGAGTAGTCGTGCGGCTGACGCCAGCCGGTGTCACCGGTCTCCGACCGAAGGTCGTAAGAGACCAGTGGGTGGATAGCGGTGTAGTACAGGGAGTTCTTCTTCGGCACAGCCTGGTTGTTCCGCAGCTGCGCAACCGCAGCACGGACATCACGAGACTTCAGAACGTCGGTGCCGACGATCGAGGTGATCGTGCCGCCAGACGGGACCAGAGCACCACCATTCTCCATGATGACGTTGGTGATACCAGCCCGCAGGACGTTCTGGACCACGAGGTCGATGGAGTTCGCCATGTTATAGGCGACCTGGTTGGTGATGGCCGGAGCCACATCCGTGAAGCTGAAGAGGTTCAGCAGTCGGGTCTGGAGGACCGTGTTGCCGTACTCGTTCAGAGTGATGGAAACAGTGGACGGGTTACCGATCGCAACAGCGTCGGGGTCAACCGTCTCAGTAAGGGTCGAGGTGACCTGAGCCAAGTCCTGGTAGATTTCCAGGACGACGGACGAGCCAGGCATAGCCTGCTCTGCGGGCTTCTTGTCAGCAACCTGGCGGAAGAGGGGCTGCGAACGCAGCGCGAACTCGACCATCCGGTCATAAGCGGTCTGCACCACATTGCTGACAGCAGCTGTCCCAGTAAAGGCGTTAGCCATTAGGGGGCATCTCCTTCAGTGTTAGAGAGTCATGAGCGTCACACGCCCGGGTTATGAATAGCCGTGGGGTTGCTCCTCATCCACGCCATGAACTTCTGCATCTCCGCCTCACTGTCGGCAGGATTGCCGAACTGGTAGTTACGGATAGCATCGACTTCAGTCGGTGAGGGACTATTCAACCCAGGCTGCTGGAAGTTTTCGTAGATACTACGAAGTTCCGGGGAGACCTGCGGCGGGGCTGCTTCCTGTCGCCGGGGCGCCTGGCCAAAGGCGTCCGCATACTCAGTCAGCCACTCCTCCACCTTCTCCGGGGAGGTCTCGCGATCAGCCGGGTAAAGATTGGCCAGCTTCGCGTTCACTCCCTTTTCCGAGAGAGCTTCACTCAGAGTCCGCACTCGCTCCCGAGACT